AGTTCATTCAACAGATGAATAACGTCGCAGCCAAGACCAATGACTCAGGTTGGCGTATCGTCAAGCGAAAGTCTGCCGGTGACATCTCAGCCCCTATTTCAGCGGCTATGGTGGTTCATCAACTGGTGAAGCCTCTTACTGTGCCAAAGATTATTAGCGTTTAACTTCGGTGATGTACCCGTATTCGTCAATCGATATCTCCTTGGAATAAGGGCTGTTGGTAACGGAAAGAATGAACCAAACCGGGAGCCAGAAGCCAAAAGTAAAGATTGAGCCGAGAAGATGGGCGATGTGGTTGGTTTTGCGTTGGAACCTAAGAAGGACTCGAAACTCATCGCGTTGCAGGATGCTGAAATTAGGGTTTGCTAGCTTTGCAAAGACAAACGCGTCCAATCTTGCTTTGCGTTCCTCACCTGAACGAACGGTATCCATGCCAAAAATTGTACTCCGACATTTAGGCGTTTCGCTGAAATGTGCTTGACAAATCTCGAAAATTCCTCTCATGGGACTTTTAGAGACATTTGGCATACGCTCAAAAGCAGCTGAGCCAACCCCAAATGCCAGAGTCCAAGCGCAACTCAATCCACCAGTTATGGATCAACCATTCACAACTTACTGGGGCAATTCCAACTACGGTGGATTTAACAATTACGTCAATTCCATCGCACGTCAAAACGCTATGGCAGTTCCTACCGTTGCACGTTGTCGCAATCTTGTAGCCAATACCATCGCTTCGATTCCACTGGCGTGTTATTCAGATTCCACTGGAGAAGAAGTTGCAACAATCTCTTGGGTTAAGCAACCGGATAAACGTCAACCTCGCGCAGTAACTCTCGCGTGGACTGTTGACTCTTTATTGATGTATGGAGTTGCATACTGGCGCGTTGAAGAAGTTTACGCAGATGACGGTCGTCCTGCATCATTCTCATGGGTGCAGAATGATCGTGTTACTGTAAAATATAACGCCAAGTCAACTGAAATCGATTATTACATGATTGATGCAGTACGAGTGCCAGAGTCCGGCGCTGGTTCACTCGTTACTTTCCAATCACTCACTCAAGGACTTCTCTTAACTTCGCAATCTACAATTCAAGCCGCACTTGATATTGAAAAGGCCGCTGCAATCGCCGCGCAAACTCCTATCGGTTCTGGATTTATTAAGAACTCAGGAGCTGATTTACCAGAGGAACAAGTTCAAGGAATTCTTAACTCGTGGAAGACTGCTCGCAATTCTCGTGGCACTGCTTACCTCACCAGCACTCTTGATTTTCAGCCGTTGTCATTTGCTCCAAAAGACATGATGTATAACGAAGCAAAACAATATTTGGCAACAGAATTGGCACGAGCTTGCAACGTACCTGCATGGATGGTGGATGCAGAAGTATTTCGGGGCATGACGTATCAAAATGTATTGGATGGTCGCAAAGACTTCTTTGCATATTCCTTGTATCCATTTGTATCAGCAGTAGAAGCTCGTCTTTCAATGGATGATTTAACTCCGCGTGGGCAGGTAGTGAAATTCGCTGTTGATGACACCTTCTTGCGAGCTGACCCTGCAACTCGACTCCAGGTTACTGAGAAGTTGCTTGAACTCAAACTTATTGATCTCAACCAAGCAAAAGAAATGGAAGGACTAACTCCTGATGGAAATTCAGAATCCGATGCACTTGACCTTTAGTTCTCCGATTGAAGCAGCTGACGCTGGTCGCAGAATTATCTCCGGTGTTGTTGTTCCTTACGGCAAAGTTGGATACACCAACGTTGGAGCCGTAATTTTTGAGCGCGGTTCCATTCAAGTACCCAACGTATCGAAAATAAAGTTGCTCGCGCAACATGAACAAACTGCATCCGGGGTAATTGGACGCGCTCAATCTCTTAACGATACGACTACAGCGATGCTTGGAACTTTCAAAGTTTCCGCATCTCGTGATGGAGAAAACTTTCTCATTAAAGCTTCTGAAGGATTGCTCGACGGTCTTTCAGTAGGGGTGGACGTAATTGCTAGCAAGCCCGGCAAGGATGGAACCCTGTATGTATCTCGCGCAATTCTCAAGGAAGTTTCACTTGTTGAAACTCCTGCTTTTGCTGACGCAATCGTTACTAATGTGGCAGCAGCCGCTGGTGATGCCGATGAAGTCGCGGAAGAAACACTTGAACAAATGGAAGATGCGCAGATTGAAAAGATTTCTGAGGCGGTTGATACCTTGAAGAATATTCAAGTACTTGAACAGGCTTTAGAAGAAACCGAAACCCAAACAGAAAGTGAGGCAAGCGTGTCAGAAAACACCGCAGCCGCAACAACTGAGGCAGCAGCAACAGCGGATGCCTCACGTCCAGTAATCAAGGCTTCACAGCCTTACATCACAACAAGCGTTCGTCATGGTATTGACTCAATGGGTCGCTATGTAGAACATAAGGTAAAAGCCGCTCTTGGCGATGACACTTCTGCTCTTTGGGTGAAGGCAGCTGAGGATCGCACACAAATTACTGCGTCAGACACAATGACCAGCAACCCGGCTTTCAACCCAATCAATTACCTTTCAAAGTTCGTTTCAAATACCAACTTTGGCCGTCCAGCAATCGACGCTGTTTCTCGTCAAGCCGCACCGGCTTCTGGATTACAGGTAAACATTCCATCAATGGTCACAAGTGCTGGTGGCGGTTCTTCAACTGCTCCAACAGTGGCTTCAAACGCTATGGATGGAACTGCACCTTCTGATACACCAATGACCTCTGCTTATGAGACAGTCACACTTTCTCGCTATGCAGGACAACAGACGATTGATTTGGCTCTCCTTGAGCGTTCAGACCCAATCTTCTTTGACCAGTTGGCTATCCAGTTGCAGCGTGCATACTTGCTTGCTACTGATGCTGCGATGATCGCAGTAATGACAGCACAAGGAACTCAGGCAGCAACGTGCGCAGCTTCTAATGCTGGTCTCATTTCATACGTTTCAACAGAAGCACCAGCGGCCTATAAGGGTTCCTCGTACTTCGCTGAGAACATCATCACCAACACCGATTGGTGGTCACAAATTCTTGGTTACACAGACACCACAGGGCGTCCAATTTACAATGCAATCAATCCTTGGAATGCAGCTGGCGAATCAAAGCCAACATCAATCAAGGGTTCTTTGCTCGGATTGAATCTCTTTGTGGACAAGAACGTTACAGCTGGTCTTATCGACGAGTCTGCATTCATCGTTGCACCTGAAACCGCTTTGTGGATTGAATCTCCAGAAGCATTCTTTTCAGTCAACGTCGTTTCTTCAATGGCTGTTCAAACAGCAATCTACGGCTATGGCGCAGGCAAGGTTTTGATTCCTGCCGGAGTTCGTCGCTTCAACCTCGTCTAAAAGACGACCACTTAGTACCCCTAGGCGGCTCTCACCCTTAGTCGCCTAGGGTCTTTAACAGAGAGGAAGACAGATGGCAGCCACATTCGTAACGGCTAGCGAACTCAAAGCCAATTTGGGCATCGGTACTCTCTATTCAGACACCATCGTGGAAGAAGTGTGCCAATCGGCTGAGGACAAAGTTAACGCGATGCTTTGGTACAACACTTATCCCATCATTGGAGTAAGTGTTCAGGGCAATTTCGGATATTTGATTCTCTCCACTCCTTCTGCCTACGCAGTAGGTCAAAGCATCTTGGTAGCAAAGGCCGGCAGCATTTACAACGGCACTCAGACAATCACAGCAACATATCCGGCAACTGTTGGAACCTCAGCGTCATTTCCTTGGTTTGCCTTCTACCCATTTTCGATTTTCAATTTTCCTAAGCAATATTCCATCATTCAATTCGCTCTAACTCATGCCAATGATCCATACCACCTCATTGAGCCGTATGGAAAAGTGTCGGTCAACTATTCTGACCAGTTCACTGAATATTCCACCACTCCCCTAATCCGTGAAGCTGCGATGATGCTTGCCGTCGATATTTGGCAGGCTCGTCAACAATCTTCTGCGGGGGGTGTTTCACCAGATTTCGCACCGTCTCCGTATCGCATGGGTAATTCATTGATGGGACGTGTTCGCGGCCTTCTTGCAGATTACATTTCGCCAAGGTCAATGGTGGGCTAATGAGCATACCCGTCACTGTGCTGCGCACATCACTAGCTGCGGCCTTAGAGAACCCAACGGTGTGGCAGGTCTTTTCCTTTCCACCTGCTTCACCGCTGGCGAATTCACTTGTCATCTCTCCTGATGACCCATATTTGGAACCACAAAACAATCAGTACGGGACTATCTCTCCACAAGTAAATTTCAAACTCACACTCATCGTTCCCCTATTTGATAACCAAGGGAATCTCGCAGATATTGAAAACTTCATCACAGCCTTGATGCTCAAACTTTCGGCTGCACCGTTTTCAATACGGCTCGGAACCTTTTCCGCTCCGACAACATCGCCAAATGACACAGGGCAAATGCTTATGTCAGAAATATCCATCTCAATCCTCACCTCTTGGAGTTAACATGACTTTAGACCTATCACCAGAAAATCTTGCTTTCCTTGTCAAAGTTGGTCAACTACCAACAGAGGCAGTGGAAGTTGAAGTAACACCAACAGAAGTACCAGCGTCAGAACCAACGAAAGCAGAGGCAAAATAAATGGCAATTTTCTACCAAAATAATGCGGGTTTCAAAATTGCCCCTATCACTAGCGGCACGATTGGTACATATACAGACCTCACCGATCACGTGATGGCTTTGACCTTGAACCGTTCACTCGACGAACTCGATGTGACTGCGATGGGCAACCTCGGCCATTCATTCATCGGTGGACTAGATGCAAGCTCTCTCTCTGTTGACCTGCTCAATGATGATGCAGCTTCTAACGTTATGGCTACGCTCAATACGCTCTATGGAACTCTCAGCGCATTCAAGATTATTCAAAATTCATCGGTCGCAATCAGCGCAACGAATCCCGTTCTGACAGGAACAATTCTTGTCAACAAAATCACCCCAATAGCAGGAAAAGTTGGCGACGTTGCCGTACAGAGCCTCACCTTTACTGTCTCAGGAACAATCACCGTAACCAACACCGGTACTTGGTAAAGAAAGGATAAATCATGGCTAACGCAATCTTCTATCAAAATAACGTAGGTTTCAAAATCTACTCTAGCTCGGCATACGTTGACCTCACCGATCACGTGATGGCAGCAACAATCAACCGTTCATTTGACGAACTCGATGTGACTGCGATGGGTCAACTTGGCCATTCATTCATAGCCGGTTTGGAATCTTCAACTATTTCCATCGACTTCTTGAATGATGATTCAACGGGTCAAGTCATGCAGATTCTTAATGGCCTTGTTGGAACGAACGCCGCATTTAAGATGCTCCAGACTGTCACAGCGATTGGTGCTCTTACTTCAACAGGAACCGTATCGGCTACCAATCAGCTCTACACCGGCAATATTTTGGTCAACAAAATCACCCCAATAGCAGGAAAAGTTGGCGACGTTGCCGTACAGAGCCTCACCTTTAC